GAACAATTGGTTACAATTGCATCAATATTGTGCGTGTTGATATATGCGCGAACAAGATGATCGCTGGCTGCTTTGGTTGCAGAATACGGATTGCGAGGATTGTATGGAGTATTCTCAGTAAACGGAGGATCTTCGTGAGTTAGACTTCCGTAGACTTCATCAGTCGAGATGTGGACTAATCGACTCCTGTGTTTACGGATACACTTGATGATATTGTGAGTTCCGCCAATGTTAGTGTCCACGAACACATCATCGCCCCGAATAGAATTATCCACGTGAGATTCAGCAGCAAAATGGAAAGTGTGAGAAGGTTTGTAGTCTTCATAGAGATTCTCCAGAACACCAAGATTGCGAATATCGCAATGCTTAACTTCTAGGCGATAATCTTCCCAATAGCCATTCAGGTTGCTTCCATTCGCGGCATAGGAATGATTATCAAGAACGACTACCGTGTCGCTTACATATTTTTTCAGGTGAGAGATTACGAAATTAGAACCAATGAATCCCAAACCACCAGTCACAAATATAGTCATAAAACCTCAATCACAAACGCTCTAATAATATTCTCAGATATTTAGGTCCGACGTCTGCGGCTGTTGTGCCGCGAAATTGAAAATTAACTATGTAATCATGTCCATTAATTCGTGCCTTTACTTTGATATTGGCATATTTACGGACACCCTTCTCAGGATACACATATGAATCATCACTCAAACTAGAAACAGAAACTTTGTTTGTTTTCCCGACTTCAGAAACCATAACATCGTTATCTTTCTTTTTATGGATTAGAATAACTTCTGTTCCGATTGCTTGAGCAAGAATTGCTTCAAGATTATCTTTGACTTGATTATAGTTTGGTTTCTTGGTAACACAAGCAAACTGTTTACCAAACCCGCCCATCTTCTGTCCATTAAAACCAAAATATGTATTGATTGGAATTTTGGTTCTACCCTCAGCAAAATATTTAACGATGCCTGCAGATAAAGTATAGTATGTCGCTGACATTTTTAGAGAAAGATACATTAGTTTGTTATCTTTCTTGAGTGTTAAATCTGTTAATGTTTTACCAGTGGAGTTAGATATGAGAATCTTATTTCCTGTAAACACCAATTGTCGTTTTTGGTTTTTAGATCCTTCAGAAACAACTTCATATTTGGTTCTACGATTAAACTTCAATACCTTTTCCATTTCCTTAAGAACATCAGGGTGTTTCAATTTATTATAATCAACACCATTTAGATAGTTCTTAATATCTATCATCAATTCTGCTTCAAACTTAACACCACCTGCACCTTTTTGAATCACAGGTTTAAATATAATGTCACCACCACCTGGAACTTCTAAAACATCTAAAGAAGATGATTTTGCTTTCTTGAATACGGACTTGAAGGCAATCTTCTTCTTTTTAAAATATTGTTCTATCTTCGCTTTCGTTGTATTTCTGTCTTTCGTTTTAACAATAATGTCCTTCCCCCTTTGCTCTACAATAGCAGTGGGCTCAGCCGCTTTTATTTCTTTTAGTAAAAGGCTCATTATTTTTGTAAACTTTCTTTAGAAATTTTTTCCAAGTTTTTTCGTCGTGACCACGAAAGTGTTTTCTGTACATAAAGACGGCTTCGCATTCTCTCCAGCCAATCTTATGCGCTTTTCGTAATTTATTTATATCCAGTTTCTCAGCCTGTGTTTCGTATGCATGAGCGTCCAACTCATCAGGATTCCCATAATACATAGCCTTCATCTTGTTCTGTTTGGAATTGGGTTTGTATTCTTTCTGTAAAAGTAGTGGGCGCTGTTTCTGTTGATGCTTATGGCGATACTCATGATGAATTGCACGAATAATCTTTACAGCAAGATTGCGCGCACCTTTCTCAGTCATCACGGCTTTCTTAGAATCTTCAGGAAAGTTTAAGCAAATGTAGATGTGCTCAGGGATTATATCTGAAATTCTCATACAATAATGACCGTTCACAATTACATTGTGATCAGGATAGTAGTCATCATCAAATCGTTCAGAAGAAAAGCAAACAATGTATGGTTTGAATGCTTTATTCAGTTGACGAATCATAGAAGGAATATGTTTCTCTCCGACCCAATTTTCGGCAAGAGCATAAACCTTCTTTTCTATTTTCTTGAGTTGCATTACACTTTTAGATTCTTAAACTTATCTGTGCTTCGACCACGATCAAAGACTGGCTTTGAATCATTTTCTTGCATCACAGCATCTTGGGCTTTCTGTTCAAGATCGTATAGTTTCATCTTTGCGCGATCAACTCCAATTGTGAACCTTTTATGAAGATTCGGATCGTTATAACGATTCTTCAACTGCTTCACAAGCAACTGATTCAATTGCTGCAGTTCTTCAGTACTAACAAGAGCGAACATAAAGTCAGCAGTAGCAGGGAGACCAAAACTCTCCGAAGTGTCTTCCAGCCCAGGATCAGAGTTACTAAATCCTGAGCGAGTTGTCTGAGTAGCTGAAACAATAGGTACGTTGTTCTCAACCGCGAGTCCACGAAGTTCCTCAGCGATCGCTTTGATATAGGTATACGAATTGACATTCGCACCTGCCTTGATTCTAGCCGACGCACAAATATTTAGATAGTCAATGAAAATTATATCTGGACGAAAGTTCTTCTTCAGTGCAAGATCGTTAATCAATGCGCGGAAGTGAGCAGGATTCGCAGAAGCAGTTGGATATTCCTTGATGATCAACTTACCTTTAACGGAAGTCTTGAGTTTACCCATGCGCTTTTCATACATGTCTTTCGGCATGTTCATTAGATCATCAAGAGAGACGTTGAGAAGATTCGCGTCAATACGTTCGGCGATCTTTTCCTCAGCCATTTCTAGAGTAATGTATAGAACATTGTAGTTTTGAACCAAGCAACTAGCAGCCACATGGCACATAAACAGAGACTTGCCGACGCCAGTACCTGCAAGAGCAATGTTAAGGGTCTTTTGCGGCAATCCTCCTTTAGTGATCTTGTTGAAATACTCAAGATCGAAGGGGATTCTTTTTTCGATGCGATGATAGAAATCATACCGATCAGCGTAATTATCCAAAAAGTCGTGACCAATATGAGGATCGAAACTAACCCCCAGAGCATCAGACAAAAGAGTAGGAATGCTTCCTTTGCCCCTCGCTTGATCTTTGCCATCAAGTATCTGAATGCTGTCCATGATAGCATTATAGATTGCTTTTTCTTGGCAAAACTTTTCTGTAGTGTCAAGAAGCCACTCGAGTTTTTGCTCTGATTTGTCATTCGAGATTTCCTTTAGAAGTTCGAGTGACTTATTTAACTCAACTTCAGTGAGTTTGGTAGACTCTTTTAAAGAGATCTCCAGTGCTGCATTTGGGGGCAGACTATTATACTTTAGGATGAACTCCTTTATTTCCTCGAATACTTTTCTTTCGTGACTTTCGGTTAGATACTCTTTCTTCAGAAAGGGCAGAGTCTTCCTCATGAAAGACTCGTTCCGCATCAGATTCGACAAGATCAGTGTTTCTGTTTTCATTTCCTTCCTTCATCGCATTGTCAATTGCACTCAGAAGTATACTACGCATCACGTTAGAAGTAAATCGTTGAAACGATTTGCTCTTGGTGTCTACGTTGTTTACATTCGAGATGATATCATAATCAAAATTCATCAAACCTTCATCAGTAACTTTGACGTCGGTGAACTCAACAATCACACCATCATATTTGCCCAAGAATTTGACAGCAAAACTTCCAGGTGGACCATTAAGGTCCACGAAGAAGGTGTATTGCTTTTCAACTTTGAAAAATTTCTTGACGTACCAAAATTCTGCTTTAGCAATTAGATCCTCAAACATCATCATCCTCGTCTACTTCAGATGAAAGATTACCAGCAACAGCAGAACTGAACTGATAATTCTTACGAATCCATTCTTTAAATCCATCATCGCCAAGAATACTATCCCAGAATTCAGGACATTCAGTATCAGCCAAACGCCACTTCTTGGCTTCAACCTCGCCAGTAGCAGTATTCACTTTTGCATACCAGCCTACATTTGGCTTCGTAACATGACCAGACTCAAGTGCCATGTCAAGTAAACCACTGTAACGAGAAATACCACCATCGAAGCGAACAGTGACTGGGATACGAGCCTTTTCTCTGACATAACGAGACTTCTCAACATTGATAATAAAGTTATAGCCAATCAAATCAGTACCTTCTTTTTCTTGCTGACGACCAAGGATGTAAATGTTATCAGCAGAATAATAGGAACCTGTTCCGCCACCGACAATATCCTTGGGATACAAACCTATTTCTTTATAGGTGTGATTTACAACCACCATCGGAATGTCCTTCAGTGTAAGGTGTGGTGTCACCATACGGAACAGGGATTTAATTTGCTTTGCGCGGCTCATGTCAGCGACTGACTTGCCATCCAACGCATCCTCAACTTCTTTCTTCGAAGCCAAGTTACCAATTGAGTCAATGACGATCATTACACGCTCGCCACGCTCAATCTGAGTCAACTGTTGCATAATATCAAACTTCAATTGTTCAACGTCCGTGATTGGAGTATGAACAACGCGATCGGTATCAATACCAAACGAAGTGAAATAGTTTTGTGGAGTACCAAACTCTGAGTCATAGAACAAAACAACAGAATCAGGATACTTGTCTTGATATGCCTTTGCCATCAAGAGACTGAATGCAGTCTTGAAGTGCTTCGATGGACCAGCCCACATCGTAAGTCCAGGAGTAAAACCACCATCAAGATCGCCAGAGAATGCGACGTTCACCACAGGAATCTTGGTTTGTACCATATCCTTGGCGGCAAAGAACTTGGACTTTGCAAGAATGGCAGTATCTTTAATCGTCGTGTTTTTCTTTAACTTTTCGAGTAGACTCATTTTTGTTCACCTTATCAGTATGAGAAATTCCAAAATCATCGCGCATCATGAAGTTGTAGATGCCCTTTGCATCACTATTATACCCCACTTCTTTCGATTTAGCAACCTTTTTCTTTTTGCTTTGTATCGTGTCAACTTTTTCTATGACATAGTTGGGTTTCTTGGGTTTCAGTTCAACTGGCTTTGGCTCAGGAGAACGTTTGTTGTTCATTTGATTATTATAACTTATATTTGCCGCAATTAAAAGCAAAACAGCCAATGGATCGAATACAAGAACAATCAGAATAATTACAAATCTAACTGCACTATCGAAATAATTTGCTGCTTGTTCTTTTCCATAAATCAATTCGGCAATGTACTTTAATGGACCGACCTTTGCTTCAGACTCGATGTTAGAGCGGCGGAGTGGTACGAGTTGAGTGTTGAGTTCAGAGATTCGAGCATCTGAATTTTCAATTGCAGCATTCAATGAGACTCGTTCTGCCTTCTGTTGATTTCGAATTCTTGCGCCATCTAAAAAAGATTTATCAACAACCGAGTCTAAAGAACTGAGTGATCTCTGAGCATTGTCGATTCTTCTTTGCTCACTCGCAATTTGTTGTTCTAGTCTAGCAATTTCTAAAGAGTTATCAGCAACTCCAATCGATGACTCAAGATGAACCTTTGACAAATAACCAAACGTTCCAAGAGAGGTGATAAACATTAGAATGATTATGGCAAATACAAAGTACCCTTTAATGATCTTGGGCGCGATACTCCAGTTACGATAAAGCCACGAGGCTGCAACCAGTTTAGCGAATTCTAAGGAACCGCCCATCAAAACAATGGGAAGCATTGCACCTGGAAAGATGGCAATCAATCCGATTATTGAATAATATCCAGCCGTTGCTGAAAGCAACAGCCCTGCGAGTAATGTGAGATAGAGCATTTAGTTTACTTCTAGATTGAGCAACTCATATCTTCCAAACACATCATTAAAGATCTTTCGCTCATACTCTATCTGAGGATTTTCGTTGCTGACTGTTGATGACATTTTGGTACAAACCAAACCTTCTTCAATTGTGTAATTAATTTTCTTATGCTTTAAATTCATCAAGAAAATAAACAAGTCACCGAAATAAATTTTAAATTCTTCTGGAATTGTATAGTAACTTTGTTTATGTAGAAACATTGCACTCCCATAAGAGAAATGTGGCATTCCAGAAGTCCGTGTGTTATTTAACACATCTACTGGCTCAAATTCCACGACAGAACCGATGCCCATGGAACACATCTGATCGAATGTTTCAAAAGAGTATCCGCAATAACTCAATTCTGAAAATCCAAGTATCCCCTTATCAGGAGAAAGTTTCCATATGATCTGTGTTAGGCAATTGGGATTTATGAGACAATCATCATTCAGGATGAATAATCCATCATGTTTAGAGACACTCACACCAAGATTCCAAGCAGGATTCACATAAATGTTTTCCTTTTGCGGTAGGTAAACTATCTTCTTTAGATCTAGAATGCTGTGATCAGTCTGTGATATGTCATTGTCAATGACAATAATCTCTCCAATTAAAGGATGTTTATTCAATAAAGGAAACATCTTTTTATAGTGTGGCGCACGCCACATTGTTGGAACTATTACAGAGATCATGATTGATTATCCGTTATCATGTCTTTCATCATCGATGACATCATCGCGTCAATTGGATTATTACTTTCAAATAGTTTTTTATCATTTTCAACAATTTCGTTAAAGAGTTTTGTTGTGCTCTTCATTTTAGTTGCAACAGCACACCCATCTACTTTATAATTTTGTCGCCCATTCAATACGTTTTGATCAAACAAATGCGTATCACCATAATAGATTTTATATTCTTCAGGAATTTTAAAGTATGCGTTTTTATGCATAAACAAACAAATTCCAAATCTATAATGCATGAACGTACACGGCGTCACTCGCATCAATTCCCACGGAGCCAATTGACTTGATATAAAATTTAAATCATCGCTTTTTTCAGAAATTGTTTCTAGAGAAAATCCAATCATACCATTGTCAGGTTTACATTTATCATAAACCATCTCTAAACATTTAATATCAAATAGAACATCATCGCTGTACAAACATATGCTATCGCATGATGAGACTTCAACACCAAGATTCCATGCAGGGTTGACGTAGATGTTTTCCTTTTGAGGAAGATATTTAATCTTCTCGAGTGAAAGAATTTCCTTATCGACATTATCTGGGTTGTTGTCGATAATTATAATCTCACCCACTAACTCGTGAGCAGATAAGATCGGGAGCATCTTTTTATAGAATTCGCCCTTCCATAAAGTGGGCATTACAATACTAATCATCTGATTTTACTTTTAAATTGTTCAATGTGTTGAAGATAATTTTCTCTATTTTCTTTTGTAAAGTCACCATAAGAGGTGTCTACTTTTTTACAATTCGTGGTGACTCCCCACTGGCTATAGAAAAAGCACTTGTTGATATAGTAATTTTTTCTCCCAAGTATTCGTTGACATTCGTATGTCCAAACGTCTCCACCGCTAATCAAAAAATCTTCTGGTATCGGGACATAATTGTCTTTATGAATGAAGAATAATCCACCATTCCCATCCATTTCCGTAATTCCATCCCATCGTTCTTCGCGTATTTTGATATCACCTGTGACCTTTAGAACATCGAGATTTTCTGAAATAGTTCCATACCTTTGGAAATTCATTAATGATGGATGATATCCAAATCCAAGAACTCCAATTTCTTTAGAAACAAACTTGTCCGCTTCTAAAAAAACTTTTAAATCAACCATGACATCGTCGCTCAAAAAGCAAAGATTATCATATTGACTTAACGATGCTCCCAAATTCCACGCAGGATTTACAAAAATGTTTCTATGCATGTTATGCATTTTAATTTTGGGATCTTTCAAAGAATCGTGATTGGGTGTATCTTGAACGTAATTGTTGATGATGACTATTTCACCCACACAATTTAACTGAGTAATGTTTCCAATAAAGTTTAGAAATGGCTCGTAAGCCCACATTGTTGGAACTATAACACTAATCATGAGAAGAAACTATCCAGTGATTCGACCTTTTCAGTCTGCCAATTAATTGACGAAAGAATAATGTCTAGCGGCTCAAGAAATGATTTCTCGAACTGCAGATCATAATCTATGTATTGCTCAGCATCCAACTGCTTGGGAATACCAGACAAGAATGCAAGAGTGTTATTATTGTAGATGTTTGGTTGCTTCAAATAGATGAACTTAATCTTCTCGCCTTCTTGAATTTCTTGGTAACGTTTGTTGAGTTTCATTTCACGCAGCAAGTGATTGTAAACCAAGGCACCCTTGACATGAATTGGTGTTCCCTTCTTGAAGATGTTCGCAGAGTCTGCATATTCTTTTAGACCATTCACAGATCTTGGGAATGCGATGTCTTCAACAGGAAGTGTTTTAAATTCATGACGAAACTTTTCAATGAACTTGTGAAGATCATCTTCAGTCTGTGTCATGACAATATTGATTGCCTCTTTAATTTTCACACGACAAGCAGATGGCGTTGAAGACTTGACAGCCTCAAGACCCATGATCTTAAGTTTAGGTTTGGCGTATGCCACACCTTCGCTATCATGCACATTGAGAATATATCGCTTCTTCGCAGTCCAGATTGCTTTGTCAGCCAAAGACTCACGCTTCATTTCCATACGTTGTTGAAATGCATTGACGTATTCTTTTAGTTCTTCATACGACTCATCAATGAACGGCTGAATCTTATCGTCGCAAACCTTATTCATGAACTTGATCACTTTTTTGGTGTCAGAAGTATCAGGATAAAGTTTCTTGATCAACGGACCCATGTTCAAATAGATTGAGTCGGTGTCCGAAGCGATGACATAATCCTCGCCTTCAGTCTTGAGCAGTTTGTTCATGTACTCGTTGATCTTCTTTTCAATCCAACGAATAGACAACTGACCTGCTGTCGTGATGCCTTCAGCGATACGAATATCAAAGAAGCGGAAGTATTGATTGCCCAGTGCACCGTAAGCGGAGTTTAGAGTAACCTTCTTTGCTAACTGCAGATTGTTATATCGAGCAACTTGTTTCTCAAGATACTGAACTTGATTCTTATCTTCAAGAACAGTTTCGATTTTCTTCTTGGCTTCAATTGCCAACTTCTTATAGCGTGTACGATCTTTGTACATGCTATCCATAATCTCAGGCAGAACACCCTGCTCTTGAGTGCGGAACAACTGACCATTCGGCGTCACAGTTACACCAAGATCTTTTAGGATGCTTGTATCAACTTCTTGATTGAGCAGATTATCAACGTTGATGTTGCAGTTGCTTATAAACCCACGCATGTTGTCATTATACTTCGAAGGCTCAACAAGAGTTTCCATCGAAATATTATACTGCATGATCAAGTGCGGATACAGACTGTTCAAGTCAAATGACGCAACCCATTCGTGCATACCGCAAATGGGATCTTTGACATACGCACCTTCATATTGCGAACTCTTTGTGCTGCGTGACATCTGCGGAATGACAATCTTTTTGCGTAACAAATAGTTGTACACAATCGCATCCCACATACGGACTTGAGTGAACACATCGTCGTAGTTTACTTTGTTGTCATAAGCAAGAGTTAATGCCAACTCAATCAACTTCATCTTGTCTTCGAGTTTCTCAACAAGTTCTACGTCCTTGATGTTATACTCGATAAACTTTTGATAGTCGTGTTTGTATAATTGATGTAGAGTTTCAAACTCAGAATAATCTAACTTCTTCTCACCCAACTCAACGTGAGCAATATTATCAAGACGATAGGACTCTTGCTGCGAATATGTAAACTTGCGATAGAGTTGGATGTAGTCAAGAATCGCAATTCCAGAAAGATCATAGAACTGCACTGGACGATTCATCATCACCGCTTCACGTTTGCTGATGCGATTCCAAGGCGAAAGTTTCTTGGCTTCATCCTCACCAAGAATCTTGGTGATACGATTTGCAAGATAAGGAATATCGAATTGCTCCACGTTCCAGCCAGTGACTACATCTGGATGCCATCGGCTCCATAGGTCGAGGAAGCGTCGTATGAGGTCTGACTCATCTCGACACTTTGCATAGTGCACGTCGTCACGATGCTTGACATAATCGCCACAACCAAACACAAAATAATTACCCTTAACTTTGATGCTGATTGCTGTGATTGCTTCATTTGCATCTCTTGGTTCAGGAAATCCATTTTCGGATCCAACTTCGATATCAAGATAGGCAATAAGTATTTTACTGACATCCCAAAGAATATCGTCAGGATACTCATCAGCAATATAAGCATACTCATAGCGATTATTCCCAAAAATAGGAAAATTGTCGACACTCTCGTACCTCTCTAAAAATTCACGACACTCTGGAATGGTTCCAGGCTGAATGGGTTTGACGTACTCTCCAGCAAGAGTTGTGTATTCAGATTTCTCTTGACTGGAAAGAAAAAAGGTCGGACGGAATTCAACCTTCCGTCTGACCCTCTTATCGTTCTCAACACCTCTTAGAAGAATATATCGACCAGAGACGCTGACATTGGTATAAAAATCGGACATATCACCCCAGGATCAAATCTTTTGGCGGCACCATAATTCCTGCGCCGAAGATTTGATTATACCCGTTTTTCACTTCATCGGCAACATCTGCAGAGCAAATGATCTTATCTTTGCTGACAACGAAAGGACCATTACTTGCCTGCATCCATGGCATAAATCCAAGAACTGGTCCTTCTTGTCGACGTTGCATCACACAAGCAACTGGATTCTTGAATTCAACCATCGTCTCCGTCTCTGCAGAGACGTCCACTACCAATTCCTCGCCACTTACGAGTTTGAGTGCTACTATTGTCATCTTGTTTCTTCCTTTTGTAATTGTCAAAAATATTTTTTTCTCTCAGGCTTTGTGGTACACCATTTCTATACAACATACCATGTTCCATAACCCAAGTATCTTTACCAACTTTCAATGACCACCCATTGAATTCTTTGATCTCAATTTCTTTACTGATCAATAATTCTTTGAGTTCGGATAGCGAGTTCATTATTCACTATCACCTGCATCACGGTTTTCTGTATTGTGACGCTTCAATTTAAATCCAACATGATTGGAGTGCGCAGCAATCAATGATCGGCGAAGATCACCACGCTCATGCGCATCTTTAACCCAACCATAGGTCTCAGCCATGGCAAGTGCACGCTTCATACTGCGTGGAAGTTTAGCATTAAAAAAATCACTACGATTAGCCATTTAGTAAATCCTCACATTTCTTAATAAAACGTTCATTCTGTCCTGGATAAAAACTTTGGTACATATGCCAAAATAACTCTTGCGACATTAAATGTTCAATGTCAGTGAAGCCAAATGTTGTACCAATACCATACTTCGGCATACCATCAGCAAGATCCCAATACGGTGGCGCATCTTTTGGTTCCCAATCCATACGAATTGGTGGAGCATCATAGCGCAACGGCATAACAATCTCAATAGGAATATTACCTTCTCTGGCTTTAAAAGTCAACTCTTCTGCGACATCGCCACGATAATTTGGCATGAATGATGGGCTGCCAAGTTTGCGATAAGTTTCAACAGAGAATGTCACATTGTGTGGAGCAGCAAATATATGCTGATCATTTTGAATATGATTACTTCGTTGAGCATCACCAATCACCCAACCATTATATGCTTTGTCGAAGAAATAGTCAAGCGCATTATCATTTAATGGTACGCAATCGATATCTAGAAACATGATAACATTATGTTCTCTTGCTTCTAACATATTAACTAATTTATCCATCGTATATCCAGGAGGAGCCTCACTCAATACTGGATAATGCGGAATGTTTGACTTGTTAAATTTCTTTACAACTTCTTGCTGTAGTTGTACAATTTTAGGATCGATGTTCTTCATGAATATCGATGCAATGCAAGGTTTCATCACTTGATCCATACAAACTTATCCTCACCGTAAGGGATTACTTTATCTTCACCAAATACATCATGCGCTGCTTTCTTAACAGGATTATGGAAGAAATCATCGCCGATTAAATATCCACCTGGTCGCAAGATTGAACTATAGTTATACAAATCATTATGCACTGATGTGTAGTCATGACCTGCATCAATATAAATCAAATCTGCTACAACTCCCAACCGTGCAAAGACTTCATAAGCATTAATTGAGTCAATTGGGAAGGGGGTGATGATATGCTGCAATCCTCTATGAATAACATTCGATAAGAATTGATCGTACAATCTTGGTCGACCATTACGCATGAAGTTTTTAAACTCAGCGTTATCAGTCCAATGTTCGACAGAACCCAACCAAGTATCAACACATATGATTTCTAAATCTCTTGCATCGCAATGATTGAGTGCGAGATTTGCCATGTTAACGGCAGATCTACCTTTCCAAGTACCAACTTCAATGATTGTTCTTGGTTTAATCTGATTTATCACTTCTTCAAAAACAGGTCGCTCACTCGCCCAACCCTGAAGGTCTTCTTCCAAAAGATCTACGTTTTCGTATGGATTATTAGTTCCATGTATCTTATGTCTTACGTGCATTATTATTTCTCACAAACTGCTAGATATAAACCGTTGTGCCATGTTAGTCCTGGAGTATCTCTTTCTCGTTGAGGTTTGCCAATTTCCCACTTTTTATGAACTTTAAGATTTAGTTTTTCAATCGCTTTCAGGGTCCCTTCTTTCGCAGGAACATGAACCCAATCATCAACAATGAAGATAAACACATCTGCCAAATTATCATAATAATACGTCAAAGCCTTCTCATGATCGAGTTCTGTATGACCACCGTCATAAAAGTAAAAATTAATATCTCGAATTCCAGATTTTTGTTCTGGAGTGAGTTTAAAAGAATCATTTCGAATCAACGTGAAGTCACTCACGCTATTGGTCTTACAATTGTTTAAAAAATGATTGATGACATCATCACCATACATCGGTCCACCGAAGTGATCGATAGCCGTGGCGCTCTGATATTTGTTTTTGTACAGAGCAGAAACAAAAGTCGAACCGCGATGTATTCCAATCTCGAGATATCGAGTATCTTCTTGCACTAATTCATTCAATAGAATTCGAACTTCTGCCGTTGACATTCCATTGATATTGAATACTTGCTGATCAAGTTTTGTGCGTAGAGTTGAAATCTCTCGCTTCAGCCAACGTTCTTGATCAAGACCATGATCAATAGCACGCTCAACTCTTTCTATGTATTTTTTTACGAGTTCTTCCACGGGAGTTTACCATTATGACGTTGTAGCATTGCTTCATTTCCTTTGAGGAAGAACTCTGCTTGCACTGAAAGACCAGTATTGCCTACACGATATCTTACCGTATAATCCCTTGTGCAGTCAAACTTTAGTTTATTATTTGGATGCATTAGAACTGCAGCAATTGCTCGATCAATTTCCATCTGACCAGGCTCGCGGAACTTGCGATACCAGACTGGTGTAATTTGAACAGCAACTTCTTTCTTGACGAAATAACAATTCACATCAACGAAGAAATCTTGCGGATGAAGAATACTTGCCCACATACCCAATGACTCGCAGTCATCGAGGCAAAGAACATTATTATCTTTGTCAATAATCTTGCGAAA